GAGAATCAAGTCAGTTACCCCGTGTGACAGCTATCACACAGTCAGTTTGACCAAAGAAGAATGGTTAAGACTGAGCCCCAAATGTCCCAAGGATGAGAACAAAATGTAAATAATCTAGGTCAATTTACCCTAGAATGCACCATGTAATTAAACACACTGCACGGCAACAATATGCCCTCTTCACACCCGCACAAAACCCCCTTTAACACTCAATACCCAATCCCGCACACCAATATGTTAAACCCAGAGATCTCTCTCCTGGTAATCGCCCCAGACCGCTCCATCGAGCTGCTCATGGTAAACAGACCCGACGTAGGCCTTGCCGGCCTCGTTGACGATTTGCATCAATCTGATGCGTTTACGCTCTTTCAATTCCTCGAAAGGCACCAAGTAGGAAAACTTGGACATATTCTTCTCGTACCACATCCACACAGTTGTGTTGCGTCTCACGGAGCTCTTCATCACTTCCTCCTCACTCACAGCGGCCAATTCCGGGTAATTGTACACAACCCAGAGATCCAGGTCAGGGCAATCAAAGCCATCTGAACGAGGATCATCAGGATGTACCCACAATTCCGGGACTGAGATACCGGTCTGCGCCAATGCCGATTCAAGAAAAGCCGTAGCTGCAACATGAATCTGCGTCGTGGCCGTTGGTGTCATGGAGACACACTGCCGTGCTGTTTGACCATTTTCCCAGAGTGAATGCAAAACCATAGCAGTCACTATTTTCCGATCTTGGAGAGAAGGAGCGAACTTCGGAGATAAGGAAGGCATCGGACACAAGCCCACACCACCATAGCACTTTGGAACGTACCACGGTAAATGTCGTTCTCTGCACCACTCAAGGATCTCACGATTCTTACGTAAAAACATCAAATGCACAGCTAACAAGCACTCTTTCGGAGATTCCCGCATCAAAGTTTGATGACGAGAACCGAGGGAATCCCACCCTGCACCCAGCACGAGTTCAGATTTGGACACGGGTTTCATATCCTTCACTGTACTACGTTTAATCCCCAAAATCAACCCAAGTCGGACCAAAGGCACACGGTAAAACCAGCGCCAATATCCCCACTCTTCATCAGCAAGAACCTCACCTGAGTAAGGGGTGTAGACGTAAGTGGTAGAGTCAATGTTTAGGAATTCACGGGAGAGGTAGACTTTTCCTACACTCGGAGAGAGGCCGGACATATTGCCAACCTTTTGCCAAAACCGATAACCCGGCATGTCCACGGGGAACACACAGTCATCACCGTTGACTAAAAGCGCACACTGGCGGAGATTAAGAACACGATTTCTCGAATGTTCCATCGTCATCCGACAGATGGCAGCATTAATGACACACAAGATAGGGAACGAGATAATACTCCCCATCAACTGTCCCCATTTCTGAGGAAGAAGTGAATCACCATCTGCACTTTGCACCAAGTGGCCGGTGAGAGCTCTGTAACCGAGCTCACGGATCGCGGTAGGCACACAACACACATTGCACAACGTCTCCCAAACGCTATTGGAGAGTTTCGGGTCTAGTTGATTGGTCGCGTCGGAATAATCCCCAGAGAGCCAAAATTCGTTCGGAAGCAAGACTTTCATCTGCTTCTCAACAATCTCAGCCGTATCGGGAGTTCCAATTAACTCGAAGACAGGATGGGCCTTCAGAGTACTATGCATGAAACGTTGGATCGGTTTCAAACAGTACTGAGTGGCAGGGGGTCCTTTCGTAATCACTCGCGCTTTCAAAGCTTCAGCCAAGGCCACCGCTTCTGCGATAGGTTCCTCAGTTTGGGCAGTCTTGAGAGTGTCGAAGTACGTTTGGACGTATGCATCCCGCATGGAATTAAGACCTGTCAACTTAAAGACAGGCATATCACGCCAAGAGCTAGAAACTCGAATTGATTCTTCCGGATCTCCTTTGCCTCCCAAGTTAATGGTTTCAGCATAGAGCCTTTCGTTAGAGCCAGATTTGAGTAATCCTGCCTCAAGTAAGTACCCGAAGGTCCCTAAGGCAGCCCGTGATGTGACATGATTTGCCGAGAGTGACGGCATGTGTGGTTTGGAAAGGAGGTCCGCCGTGGAAAAGTTCTTGTGACCGAACAATTCTTTGGTGGTGCGTATCACCTCCCTCGTGATGTTGGCAAACGTCAATCTACTATGCAAACGCCCGTTACCGAAATCAGATACACTGATTCGTTCTTTTGGGACCGTAATTGCCTTAATGGTAGAGAGTTTAGCCAACTCAAGAAACTCCTCGTCTGGGAGCGGCATGGCACGTTTGATTTGAAGGATTGAGGAAAGAAAAGATTCTCTCAACCACTGATCCGAACGCTCGATCATCTTTCCGATGAAGCGTCCAGCCCGACCGCCCAGTAACCTGCGAGGGTTATCCTGGACAGACTCGCCAAAAGGCCTACCCGGTAATGTCTTGTCCTCCAAAACCTTCAACTGATGAACTTGGTAAAAGGCTGCGATTTTGTACTTTGCAACCTTGACCCAATGAACACCTGCGGAAAATAATGCAGTCCAATGTTTAACATCACCCCTGGTGGAATATCCTGATCTGTCAAACCCAAACAGTTCTAATTGTTCCACTATCACTTCGATCACCGCGCACGCTTGCGCAGTGTGGTCATTCTCAGTGGGTACTGAGAGAGCTTTACTGCTTTTTCGTAACCTGCTACTTTGGTCAGTCTGCGTTGTGTTTTCCGTCATTGTCATCTTTATAGATGTATGATGTTCGGACCTTCAACCTAGACTCGAGCTCGATCTTCTTATCGCTTATTCAATGTACCACAAACCAGTTGGTCGTGATATAGTCGAT